AGCCAAAGTCAATAATGTCTCTGGTCTCCTCTAGTTGGTACACCTTGAAGTTATGGAAATAGAACATATTGTCTACGAGTTCTCCTCCAAGGTTTACCTGTCTGTGTTTACACCAGTCGTTTATTTCCTCAGCCGTTTCATCTCCTCGATCCATAAGTCTAAGGACGGCCTCCTGAGTTCTGACTAGTTTTTCAATTACATTTTCTTGTGTTGAATAAAAATAATATAGTATCTGCTCACACTTAATATGTGGGAATCCAGACTTGTTCATCTTGGCAAGTCTATCCCAGTAGGCTGCGATACCTGAATACGAATAGTTCTCTCCATTAATCTTAATAAAGGTTTCTGTTAGATCGTCTATCGTTGATGGGCTTGACGGGAAAATAGGAATACCAAAACCCTTAGTTAGGTCTGTATCTTGATTACTAGTTAGTTCAGCAATCTTATGCTGAAGGTATTTGTTGATCCAGATAACTGGGGTATTTAGTGTTGAGTCATTAGCCATTATGCACCTATCCTTGCTCCTGCAACCCACTTGTATCCCGTGGAAAGTCCAGCACTTCTACCAGATCTTTTACCTTTACGAAGGTTTGCTTTATATACTACTGGGTTATTAAAGTATTGATATAGTCCGCTAGTCTTTAAAAATGCTTGAGAAAAATATCTACTAAAGAATACATCGAATACATCTGAGTATTGACCTTGAACGTCTCCCCCTGGGTTTTCTACAACCACAGAACCCTTTGTAAAAATTGTTTCTCCATTAACTTCAAACACCAAAGACTGTCCTTCTTTTGGAGAGATGGTCACGGCTGTTCCACTTTCCATGATCTGTGCTTTGTTATAGAAAGGAACGCTAGACCCCTGCTTAATGCTATCAGACTGTTTAAAACTAGAGTTAAAAGATAAACCAGAAGAGTTTATTGAGTATTTAATATCAAACAATCTTGCTCCTGGGCTTCCAACCTTTGTCCATTCATAAACATGGTGCAGTGTAGCAGGGCTTACTCTTGCATTAGTATCAATAAACTGTGAGGCTAATTCTGCAACTTCTGGTCCAAGATTATTTAAAAACTCTTTTCTTCCACTTACAAACCCATCAACAAATCCAACAGAGTACTCCATTATATTGTCCATTTCCTTCTTAAACATTTTGCTATCAAATTTTAAGGATATCATAGGTCTACCGCCTGATTTTCAGAACGACGTATAAGAACATTGTAATATTCAACATTGCCAAATGGACCAAGAAATGGTTGTACGGATGCTATCTCAAAAAGGGTTGCTTTGCCAGATCTGATTCCAGCGGTTTCTATATAAACCTGATTGCCAGACTTATCTTTTATATTGCTTATAACGATATTAGTTACTGAGTTCTTTGAGTCTAAACTAGAAATTCTTACATCAGTTTTTGATCTACCTATTAAAAGATTTTCTTGTGTTATGTTTACATTGGGGGTGACTTCTTCTTTTGTTGCAGAGCCTGCATGTGAAAAATTACAGGCAATAGTTCTATCAATAATCCAAGTCTTTTTTAAATCTCCGTATGCGCCTTGCTCAACTATAGGATAGAATATATCCGCTTGCATTGGGAAAATAAAGTCTGTTGATTCGCATATCATTAAATTATCCCTGGCTTGACAATGGTCTTAACATACTTCTCCAGTATCTTATCTACCAAGAAGTTACCAGTACCGTTAAACATAGTCTTATCAAATTGAATTCTAAATTGATCTGTGTTGTATGCAGTTACGTATCTCTTATAGTAATCCAACTTGCCACACTTTAAATCTTCAATCAAAAGTTTTGAGGCATATTCAATGTCTGCTGGAACTGTGAGATATCCCTGATCAACAACAATTTTGTAATCATGTCCTTGAGGGAAAGAAGCCCCTCCATAACCATATTCTCCAAGGTCTCCTCTTGCAGAAATAAGATTTGGTCCAGTAGATTCAGACCTGTTGAATTGTCCAGCATAGGTTTTCTGTATTGCAGTCTTGTCTGATGTTATTGCGTAATCATATTTATTTGTATCTGGAGTCGATCTGTCATAGACTAGTTCGTTATTCTCGTATACTTTAAAAACTCTGTAAGCCTTGTTCCATAAATGAAGGTAGTCGGAACCGTTACCAGTTTCAACTAAAGTAATTTTTTTATTATAAAATCCATCTGTAGCAAAGGTGTCAATGATTGATCTTGCTACTAGTTCTAGAGTTGTGTACTCAGCAATTTCTGATGCTGTTGTTCCTAATGTATTTGGATCTACATATGGTCTTATTAATTCATAAAACTCTTCGTAGATTAAAACTTCTGTACCGCTAACAATTTTAAAAAGTTCTACTCTGTAGTTATTGTCGTATCTTCCAGGAAGAGAAATTTCTAAATCATCTCCTGTAGATGAATCTAAAAACTCTATATCCTGGATTGAAAGATCCGCCATGTCCGTAACTCTTGCATAGATGTCTACATTGATGTACCCTGCTGGGACAACAAAATTTACTGCAATTGTTTCGTATGGCGGAACCCTCAATATTTCCATGAATTACTTACCAAATTCCTTGGCAACTTCTTCTGGTGTTGCAAGCGTAACATGTGAACGAGTTAGCCACTGATCAGCAGCATCTTTTTCAACAATATTGATACCGTTGTAGATCTTGCCTACTCCTGGCCAAGTTACATTTTTTGTAGATCTAAGTGCAACTGTTTCTTTTGGCTCTGTTGACTTCTTTGAAGAAATCTTTCTTGTTACTGGTGCAGTTGTTACACCAATTGCTCCGTTTACATTTCCTAAAGCCTGAACTTCTGGCTCTGTTGGATATGCTGGTGCATGAATGACTTCTGCTGGTGCTTCAACAGGAACTTCTTCCACTGCAGGCTCTACGTGTACTGGTTCTTCAAAAACTGGTGGATGCCATTGTTCAACAATTGGCTCTTCAACAATTACTGGAGTCTCAAATACTTCTGGCTCTGTTGCTGGATTTTCATTTATATTTTCCATTATTTCCTCCTAAATAGTATTATATCATTATAAGTTAATAAGGGGAGCAGGAGAACTAACTCCTACTCCCCCTAAAATTTACTGTTTACAGATTATGCGTCTGCTGCAGCATCAGCGAATGCGATAGCATCTTGTTCTTCCCATTGAAGTCCAAAGCGTACGAATACTGTATATTCTACAGTGTCCTTCTTTGCTCTGTATTCACGGTTAACAGTGATATCACGCTGGAAGCCCCATACACGGTTCTGTGGGAATGTCAAGTCGACATATCCTGCAGGGTAGTAAGGAACTTCTTGTACGTCAATTCCTAGGACACGAGTTGTACGTGCTCCACCGAATGTCTGTGCTCCACCGTCAAGATATGCTTGACGATTTGTTGGAGTACCGCCAGCCTGAGAAGCAAATGCTTCTGCGACTGCGTCTGCTAGAGTACCGTTATTCTTAACGATTCCCTGGAATGCGTCTGTACCAGCATAGAACTTCAAGTTAGACTTGATAGCACGATACTTACGTGGCATTGCAAGGATGATGTCCTGCATTACATCTGTTGTCCAGGCGTTATTAGCGACTGTTACAACTGACTCATGAGCATCTCCGTCTGTCTTTACACGGTTTACGAATCCGTTCATAATTCCTAGGAATGCATCTGAACCAGATCCTGTTCCGTTGATTGCAAGGTCTTCGATATCATTACCGAAAGCATTTGTCATCAAACGAACAATGTGGTCTTCTAGTTGTGCACCTTCGATATTATCTTCTAGTGATTCTGCAGATACTTCCCAGTCAAGACGAATCTTCTTTGTAGTCAATTCAACCTTTGAGAATGTTGCACCTGCGTTTGTGTAATCGCCAACTGCTTGCGCTGCTGCACGAATAACACGCTCTCCGACGTTTACCTTTTCGAGTTCCATTGTATTGGCTCTCATAGTAACACGACGGCCATCTTGGGCGAGAATGGTAGCATCCCACACGTAGTCGATAAAACGACGTGCTTGCTCTGGGCGTAGGATACCTGATCCAGCCTCACCTGAAGGGTTAACTGCATTTGGACCAGAGTTTACTCCTGCTAGTGCTGTTGGGATATTACCCAATACACCACCATCAGTGTAATTACCTGGTACATTTGAACCTGCATCTGAACCTGAAGCAAATGCTCCTTGTCCTTGATACAAACCTGGGGCTGTGCCACCAAGTTGACCTGATGTTCCAGGCTGGTTCTTTTCTATATTTTGTTCCGACATATTGTCACCTCCTGTGATTTTTTCTAAATGAATAGATCGGCTGTTTTGAGGAAACTACCGCCCCATAGGGATTTTTCAACCGTTTCAGGCTGATTCTGTACTATCTCGCCGAGATCGCCAGACTTTCGGAAAGCAGTGTCTTGCTCTACAAGTTCCACTCGCTTACCAAATTCATTGAATGTATTTGTTGCTGATGCAATATCTTTTGCAACTGCTTCAAATGACTCTTTTGCTACTTCAACATCTACCTTTGAAGACTTAAGCATTTCTACTTCTGCCTGCAATGATTTTACTGTTGATACTAGATCGCTAAAGGCTTGGTTAAGATCGACAGTGTTATCTGCATCTGCAGTAACTTCGTCTGACTTAGGAGCCATTGGCTTCTTTGCCTCAGCCTCTTCAGCAAGTGCAATTTCTTCATCAGTCATTGGCTTTGCAGCCTTTTCTGTTGATTCTTCTGCATCTTCTTCAGCATCATCTTTACCATGAGATGGCATTACTGCTTTCTCTGTATCAGACTTTGCTACTGCTTCTTCGACTGCTTCTGTTGCTTCCGCAACGGCAACTGCCTCTGGAGCGATCTCTACTGCTTCAACTGCAACTTCTGATTTCTCAACGATTTCTTCTGTTACGTTTTTTGTTGTTTTTGCCATAGGATTTGCCTCCTTGTTAATCTTAGAAGTATTAATGCCTTTAGCACTATCGACTAAGAACTTTATCATATTTAGTTTTTCGTTATCCGTTTTTTCAACGAAACCTATATTCACCATATCTTCACCTGATGTTGGACTAACTTCAGATTCATTCTCTGAAACCATTACAAGGCCTGA